TACAATCTTAAATCGAATATGTGATAGCGCTTTTAGTGAGGCTGGGCGCTTGAAAGTCTTACGAATAGACCAGATAGCACCGTCTTCCAAGCTCTCAAAATGGTAAGAGATTGGTTTTAATTTGAGCCACAATTTAGATAAATTGCCTAGTCGCTTACTTGTTACATGGATATAATAGATGTCTTCTGGGTCAAACTCAAAACCCTGAAAGTTGAAAAGGGTGAGTTCTTCCAGCATACTATCATATTTTAGTATTTTAGCGCTTGATAAGTCTTTCATCTTCTCTCCTTTTTAAAATACCTGTAAGAATAGCTTGTCGCAAATGTTGAAAATCTGGAACTGGATGTCAACCAATTCAGCATTATTCTGCAAACGTTCAGCAAGGCTTGAACCACTCCATCCTGATACGTTGCTCTTGGTGTCTGCTTCGTTTTTCTGGTGATTTTCTACCAAATTATCAGCATATTCAATCGTTCCATATTTAGGAGTGAAAAGGATTTCTTTGCGCTCCTGTGGTGATGTATTTGCGATTTGTAACGCTTGCCCGTTCCCTGTCTGATTTCCTACCGTATCAATGTTCATTGACTGGTTTAAATCCTTGATAGACTTGTTCCTAATTTCAGCAAGATATTTAAAGAGGTTGAAACACTCATTATTTAAAGTTTCCTCAAGCGAAATCTGGAAGCGTGCAAAGGTTTCTAAACCAATTTCACGATTATAGAAATGCTTGCAAAACTCTTTCTTGAACTCGTCTGAAACACCTTTTACAAGGTTCATATTTTTGAAAAGCTCGTTATAAGTCGCATCTATAATCGTATTATAATGCAAAAAGTCGCCATTTTCATCCAGCGCCAATCCATCAAGTAAACCTGTTATGGGGTTTCTGTATCTGGATTTTAGAAATGTTGCGATGGTTGCGGTTGTATTAGTCTGGGTCAATGATTGTTCCCTCCTGTTCTGCTAAATCAAGAGCAACCTTATCCAGATTGAACTGCTGAATAGTTTCCGCTGGCTTGACTGAAATATCTAAACTGTAGCATTTATTGATAAGGTCAACCGCTTTCCGCCTTGACTTCCAGCCCACTTCTATATTGGCTGAGATAGCACCATTATTTGAAATGGCTTCTGAAACTACTAGTCGCTCTTTCTTATCGCTCGGATTGTTGTTGATACCTATAAATGTGAGTAACTGGTTCATCACCCTGAGTTTTTCATCATGCAATTTGTCCAATAAAAAAGGTGCATCCGTCCGAAAGACTTGGATGTAGTCAGACAACTGCTTGAAACTGTCTTGCCCATCTTTGTCTTTCTGTTTGTTCAAATAAACAACTGGCTCAAAATTGGCAATCTTGTTAAAAATGTTTTTCATTGATAAAACATTCTGATTGTCCACAAAGATAAAATAAGGTGTGATTTGTGCGTTCCTGTTTAGCTGAATTGTCAGCTCAATATCAGCCAATTTTTCACAAAATAAGGCTAGGTATTCGATGTAAGGCCGATAAAAGTTGTTATTTGGAATAACAATACAAGGCTTCTTAATTTCTTTTGTGTTGTCCTTATGCAAGTCTTCAATCACCTTAAAATCATTTTCAGTATAAGCTATTTCCATATCTTTAAAATAGGTTACACTAGAAGCATTAACTGGCTTGTAAGTCAAAGGCTGGTCATAGTGGTTCAAGCGTTCGCCACGTGTTCCACTCTGCGCCACATAACCTAGCATATCATCATGAAAAAATGCTACGTGACCATTTTCAAGTAATTTTCTTTCCAAAAAAAGCTCTTCAATGTCGTTCGGCAAGTTCTCCCATGTGAAATAGTTTACAACGATATTATAGAAATAATTAAAGTAAAAATCAAAGAAAGCCTGTCTATTTCTCTCTACGGTTTCTTTGTTTAACTCAATTTTTCCTAAATATTTTTGAAATTGCTTTAGACTCATTGCTCCTCCTTTCTATAATAAGAAAGGCGGGCTTTTGCCCGCCCTAAAACTTACTTTTTATTCTAAATACCCGTCTATTAACCATAAATCATACGGTCTTCCATATACATAAGGTTTGCATATTTTAAAGGGTAACCCTATTTCATCTATGATTTTAACCAAGTCTTCTAAAGAATTAACTTCTAAATAGATAAACGGATTTCCAGATTCTATATCTGTAACATATTCAACCTTACCAATCTTTTCTAAAGATTTATGATAATGTTGGTATGTTTCTAACTCTTCAAAATATTTTGCTGAATAAATAGTAAATTTCATTATACCTCTTCCGTATACCAAAAATGAATATTTTCAAAAAGTGACAAGCTAGTCAAATAGTGATGGTGATAGAAATAATTATAGGTAAGGTTGCGAGGGTTGCGGATGGCTTCCATGTGCAAAAGTTTGTCCTTATTAATGATTGATTTTGCAGAAATGAGGAAAGCAACTGGTTTCCGTCCGTTGTTTGCACCTTCTCCCGTGAACTTTTCAAAATCATCCACTACGATAGTTCGAGCAAGTACGCTTGCTTTGTCCATGTTAAAAGCATTAGCTAGAAGCATATCCAAATGAGTGGAGAACTCAGCTGAAATAACAAGGTACTGGTCTTCAATCGGGGTCATGTTAGGAACACCAACTGGATTGTTAAAAGTCGTACGGCTTGGAATTGTGAAACGTTTTGACAAGTTAATGAGAGACTGGTTAAAGTCTACGACAAAATCGCTCTTAGTTTCGTCAATCTTCGTACCTGCAACTGTGATTTGCTTCTTAACACCTTTCAAATCGGTATAAGCGACTTCGGCAAGAGATTTTTCAAGAACGCCCTTGATGGCTTGGTATTCGTCCAGCGTGTCAGATGAAAGCAAGCTTGTAAACATTTTATCGATGAACTCATCAAAAGCCATGTCAGAAACAAAAGCTTTTTGTATCCAAGCACGCTCAAAGGTGCGCTCATAAAAATTCTCATTGTTCAAAGTATGGTAAAATACTTCAATGTCTGTGTCCGCAAACTTGAACGGTGAAACATCTGATTTTGAGTTGTATTTTTGCTTCTCCGCTGGGTGCACGTAAATTTCTTGCAAGGTGTCGCCAAACTCAAAGGTTTCAGATTTGAAAATGGCAAGAGGGTTTTCATAAGAAAGCGCCTTGATAACAGTAGAGCCAATGCGGTTCACAAGATGGGTGAAAAACTCGTTTGCGTGCTTCTCAAAGTCCTGATATGGAACGGTTGCGTGGTTGATGCGTGCACCCTCAAGAACTGGGATGTCTGCTTGATAGTCCGCTGTCGCTCGTGTGCGAATTGAATTCAAAAGGTCAATGTTTGTTACGTTTTTACCACTCATACCTGATAGATATGAGGTAATTTTGTTTGCCATGGTTACTCTCCTTCCTCAACTACGTTTTCGTGGTCGATGTTCATTTCTACGCCCTCAACTTCGCTTTCTAGGGCTTGGGCTGGGTAGTTCGGTACTTCTTGGGCTGGCGTGTCAGCTGGCATAGTCGCGGGTGGTGTCACTTCAGCGACGGTTTCTGATTCATCCTTTAATGCATCAAGGGCATTGTTAGGATACCAGTTTACAGATTTTGAAAATGGTTTCATTTTTGCTTTCCTTTCTTTTTAAACAATAGCGTTGATGGCTGAAACTACACTCATATCTTCTTGAGCCTGTTTCATAATCTCATCTTGTTGACCTAAACGGCGATACAGTTCGTTATTGGCTGAACGTAGTTCACCGTTTTTCTTGTTCAAGCGCTCCACGTCTTCATTTAAGACTGAAACAGTTAAATCAACTTCGCCCACAAAATCCTTAATATCCATTAAGTCAGTTGTAAGGCTTTCTATTTCTTCATCGTTTCCGACTTTAGAAATGGCGTTGTTTAGAATTTCTAAACATTCCTGAGATGTCATATTTGACGCTCCTTTCATTTTTTAAGAAAAGTATATCATACTTGACAAATTAAATCAAGTATGATATAATGATTTTGTAAGGCTTCTCAAAAACTATTTAGTGTCGAGTAGATGGTTACACCTCAAGGGGTGCTATTCGGTGCAAGCCATTCTAACCAACTGGCTTTTTAGATTTTGAAAAACGCTTTATAATTGGCGCTTTCCATTATGGAAGGCGCTTTTTATTTTGCAAACAATCCAGCAAATGGGTTGACTGGTTGCACTTCTTCGAGTGTTGCTGTGTCTTCCATCATCAAGGCGTTAAGGCGGAAAAAGTCGTTTCCATTGTCGCCACCTTCTACAAACATGATGGCCACGTGTACAGGTGTTTCTGTCTTATAGTTTGGTGTCTTCTTAACAGTAATTTCACCTGTTTCTTGGTTAACATCTTCATAAGATACCCCAAAGTTCACTTCTTCAAACTCTGTTTCACTTGTAAAAATTTTCACGTTTTCAGTTGCCTTTACAATAAAGTATGGTTTAGCTTCAGGGTCTTTCTCGGTGTCTGGTGTGTATAGTTGTAGGCCAAAGGCTTCCAGTTTCTTAGCATCTTCTTCAGTCGCTGGAACAAGATACACGGCTTTAGTCGCTTTCTTTTGCTTATACTTGCCGTCAGATTTGTTTGATGTTGCTGTGATTGTAGCCTGTGCTACTACTGTGTCAAAGTTTTCATGTTTTTGTTGTTTTTTAGCCATTTTGTTTTTTCTCCGTTGATTTTAAAAATTTTAAAGGTTGGATAATAGTTTTAACATTATCTAAATCATTTAAACGATTTTTAGATTTTTCAAAACTATCATAGAGTGCATTAGATGAAATAGAGTAAATTTTATTTTCATCTAAATAGTTACACATATTGTAAAAAGCATTGATAGAAATTTTATCAAATTCTTTTGAAATAAACTGATAAAATTTCATAATGTAATTGAAATCTTCATAGGCATAATTAGCCTTTAAAAAGGATTTTAGAAAAATGGTATTTTTTGGAAGGTTGCTTGACTTTTGGAAATAATAGCCTTTCTTATTCTTAACCTGTTGAGTTCGTAACAACTTTTTGCAAAAATCGCAATAAATACCCAAGATAAAAGAGTCATACCAAATAGTCGGTTTCTCTGATTTTGAAAGTGGTTTCATAAATGAGAGTGCCCCCTTTGATTTGTTTGCTGGCTCGTTTACCCTCAAAAGTTGCGCCAATGACAAAGTTATCAAAGTTTATTTTTTCCTTTATCTCCGGCGTCATACCAGCGCCCTTAACGTCGAGGTGAGTTGACCCGTCTTCTTGTATGAGTTCTTCTATATAGAGCTTTGAGCGTAAATATTTTGCCTTTACGGCGCGCCCTTCATGTGCCCACTTGCCGAACTCCGAGGGGTCAATATCTAGGACAAGACTATCCGAGTGAAACAGGTGCAAGCTGTCTGTATCTGCGTACAAAAAATTATCATAATTCTCTTGTGCGTTTGATATGATAAAGTGACGGGCTATTGATGTTACAAATAAAGCAACTGGCGCATAAACTGGTTGAACCTCTTCCTCGTCGTCATTCTTAAATCGTAGAACTCCTTTATCGTCTAGACTTGCTATCTTCTTCACTGAAACAATTTTAGCCCCGAATTTCCCGTAAAGAGAATTGAGCATGATTTTGGCTTTTTGTTTCTCTGCTGGGCTTTGAGCGTTTTCTTTCTTGAAACGGTAAGTTGTGATATAGTCATCAAATAACCCTTTTTCCGTTTGAAATTCAAGTGTTTCAATATACATGATGGTGCTGTCATAATGTTTCAAAAACAAATCAAGGTCAAAGTTAGTCAAATAAAGGTCAATAACTTCACTCTTTGAGCTTGTCACATAGTCGCTAGTACGTACACCAATACGAAGAGCATCCAGCTTTCTCTTGACTTGGATAGTTGGGAGATAACCCCGTTTTAGGTCAAAATCAGCTTTGATATGATAGATATAATAGCATCCATCTTTCAACTCTTTAGGCTTTCCCTTGTATAGCTTCGGTAGGCCAATCGGGAGGGCATTTTGTAGCATCGTAGCTGGATACATACTATTAATATCATAGATGTCTATCAACTGCTCAAGCGTGCGCCCTTGGGTTTTCGGGTTGGCAAATGTCCAGCCCCCGCGGTAAGCCTTACGGCAAAAGTCGTCTATTTTTTCGTTAAGTATTGGAAAAAAATCTCTGAACTTTCGTTTTGACTTTTTGAAAATCCGTTTAAACTCTGTAAGCGCTTCACTTGCTGAGGTGTATTTTGAAAAATTTTCCTCGTAATACATGGCATAAATACCACGGGCAAGGATGGCAACGTCTGTATGGATGTAGTCAACCCACTCGGGCTTTATTTCCTCTGGCTTGGAGTTTAGCAAAGGTGTTGTACCTTTAGCTATTGGCATTTTGAAAAGACCAGCCATTGTAGC